ATTATCACAGAGACGGATACCAACTAAAGGTGGTCTTACGTTATCTGGATTGGAATCATTGTCACAAATATCTTTGTAGCTAATCCCTGCTGCGTAAGGTCTAATTCCGTTTGGAATGTTTACAGCGCTACTATCATCAATTAGGTTTTCAAGAGCTTTGAGATACGAAGTGGATAAGTTAGACCACACTTCAATATCACCAGTACGCTCTCTCGATGTATAACCAGCGAGCTGCATACTTGCAGCAATGGCCGCTAGGCGTGCTGCTTGCATAATTGCTCCACCGTTCATATCAAGAAACTGTTGAATTTCTTCATTCGAGAACAGTGGGTAAAATGGGCTTGTTGGTGTATCACCAATCAAGAGTCTTACTGTTTCTACATCTGTGAGCGCCATGCCTTCTCCTTAAATAGAAGGAGGGCTGACAAGCAGCCCCACATCTTATACGTCAGCTACCATCAGACCAGCAGCTTTCAGTTTGTCCAGCAAAAGATTGAAATCAACAACAAGTGCAGGCACATCAGCCGCAACAGAGTCAGCCTGATTAGGCATTACTTCTGTAACAGGAACTTCGGTATTAATTTCAGTGATTACTCGCTGAATAACATCATGGGCATCAACCCAACCTTTTTCTGCATTACTTACATCTGCAATAGCCATCTGCTATCTCCTTAAAATGGGGAGGGTTACTCCCCAATATTCTTAGTTAGAAGTGGTTACTTTAACCAAGGAAGCAGGCTTGGTGCAGAAGTACAGCGGAGCCATTTCCAGTTCAAAGTCAACAAACTCATCACGAGGATCAACGTATTGACGAACGAACATCTCACGACCCGGCTCATTAGCTTGCGAAATCTTGTTGCTAGGGCCGCTGTAACCACGGAACAGATCACGGATACCAAGACCATAGGCATGGCCAGTATCGTCAGCAATACCTTGCTCAGTGGTGCCATCTGGCAGATTGAAAGTAGCATCGTAGGAGATGAAGCGAACACCACGATATTCAAACACTTCCATTACACCCCAACGCATGTAGTTGGCGAGGTCATCACGCAGACGCTGAGTGCCGCTGTTCTGGTAGAACTTGAAGGCATCACGAATCTGTGCATGGTTGATCAGCTTGTCAAAGAAGATAGGGTCAACCACAACTTCGATACCGCTGATTGCACCACCTTGCTTAACGTTGTTTGCTACGGCTTTCTTCAGTTCAGAAATCTTAGCGTCAATGTTAGTGGTGCCAGTGCCCAGTACAAAGTCAATCGAGGTCTGGGAGATACCAAACTCGGTGAACATGTTAGCAACTACAGTACCATCCGGGGTCTTGAAGATACCTTTGAAGGCTTGCAGCTTCATGTACTCATTGGTCTGGTCAGCAGCCATACGCATGTCTTGCAGCTTCTCAGCAGTGGCACGGGCAAGAGTCTCTTGAATCTCTTGACCCGGCTGACGCCAGCTTTGAATGTCTTCGGTCATCAGGCGATCAGCGTGCTTGAAATAAGCAAGCTTCAGAGCGAAGGTTTGAACATCACGCTCTTTACCTTGGGTAGCGCTGTGATCACCACGGTTGACTTGAGGAAGCAAAGTAATGTTATGCTTGTTCACGTCAAAGATGATTGCAGTTTGGCCGGTAGACTTCATGTTGAAGTAGTTACGGCTGTTGATATAACCATACTGATTTTCAATCTCATTGATTGCATCAGTCATTTCGGTGGTGCGGAAGCTGTCAAAATACGACCGGATAACGCTCATTTTGAATCCTTATATTTGTTAAATTTGATTAAACTTGTACGCGATCAACAATGCCTTGTGCGGCAAGTTGGGTGACCATAGCTGCTTTACCAGTGGCATCAACAGTGCCGTCATACTGGAGCGAAGCAGCGGTGACGCCAGCAGGGCCACGGACAAGAACAGCCAGTTCATGATCACCAGGGGTCAGATTAAGGACGTCTGCAAAGTGGTCAACAAGGATGGCTACGCCAGCGGACAAGTCAGCAGCAGCGGTTTGATCAATCCAAACATACTTACCAGTGTCGAGCACCAGAGCAGCACCAATGTCCATGTCAGCTTGAGTAGTTACGGTTACGGTTTCGCGGCAATAGCCGTATTCAACCAAGTCTTCAAATGCAACGATCTGAGACAGTTTGGTGGAACGAGTTGCAATAGCAGTCATTTGATAATCCTTTTACTTATTTGTTTTTGGTAGGCAGGAAGCTTTTAAAGCTAACTGGCTTAGTTTCTTCGGTAACATCTGCACTCTTCTTTTCAAAGAGGTCAGAGTTCTCAAGTTTTGCTTCTTTAGTTTTCATAGAAGCAAGTACAACATCAAATGCTGCATCATCTACGCTTTCCAGCGAAGTGTACAACTTGTCAGCTTGTTCTTTATCGGCTTCCACCGAAGCAATAGCTTCTTTACGGGCAGCAACTTTGGCTTCTTTTGCAGCTACTTCAAGCGACTCTTTAGTAGCAACAACAGCAGACATTTCTTCCTTAACTTTGGCAAGTTCAGCAGACAGTACGGAAACAGTATTGAGTTGCGCTGCAAGCTCGGTTTCCTGTGCGTTGAATTTAGCTTCAAGTGCGGAATGCTGCGCTTGCAGTTCCTCAAATTCTTTCATCTGTACCTCATCAATTTCTAGTTCAGCATTTGGTTTACTGAAACTAAATAGTTTATTGTTTGTAAACATTGTATTGTCCTTTTGGGCAACGTCTGCGAGATAAGTGTAAAACTCGTTGTGAGTCATCACTTTATCAGCCAAGCCAAGTTCAACAGCCTCTTTAGCCATAAAGACTTTAGCCTCTGTGCCCCTAACTTGATCCACGTCCATCTTTCGCATAGAAGCTACATAGGACGTAAATTCTCCATACAAAGCATCAACTTTAACTTGAATACCTTCGATGAATTCTTTTCTGAACGAACCATCTTCTGCAAAAGGAACTTTGTTCCCGCCTGCATACACGAAGGAACGCTCATAACCTTTTTCTTTCAAAGCACCTGAGTCATTCAGTAAACGAACGACTACACCGATACTGCCTACTTCTGCTTGAGGGTTTAGAATCACTTCATCAGCGATACAAGTAACACCGTAGCACGCCGAGGCGCTCATACCATCGACATATGTAAGGATTTTGATACCCTTATCATCAGCCTCTTTGCGGATATAGCTACCAAGCTCCTGCATACCGTAGGCTTCACCACCACCACTGTCAGCCATGAAAACAAGAGTCTTCATACCCATATCAGCCATGGCGTTGAACTCTTGTACGATGCCTTCATAAGAAGTGCCACCACACATAGCTTCCCAACCAGACGACTTGTAAGTTAGTGGGCCATCAATATCAATCAAACCAACACGTGTATCAGAGTTGTATTTAAGCTTTTCTACGTTACGTGGCTTGGCGGAACTGGAGATATTCATCTCCCCTCTATTCCGCTCTTTCAGGTAAGTGATTACACTTTCAAAGCTACTAGGCTCAATCAAGTGAGGTGTGTTGTATAACTTCTGCGTGAGAAGTCTTAGTGCATGTGCCATTAAGGCTCCTTACGTGTTCTCAGAATTGCCTGTAGAGGGGTCATCACCAGAGTTACTTTTACTTGTACCCTCACCTAAAGTTTCCATCCCTTCGCCTGCGTTGGATGTGAAGCCTGTCAGAAGCTTTTCAAACTCTTCTTGTGGTTCATCCAAAGCAAAGTCAACAGGCATGTTAGCTTGTTGAGCAACCCAAGCAACTGTGGCTGGAGTCTTACGAAGAAGACCAGCAGCACCTGCACGTTGCAAGAACTTGGAAAGTACATCAAGGTCTGGACTGACAAGATCGCCAAAATAGAATTCTGGCATAACAGCAGTTGACCAACCATTTAATTCAAACAATTGTTTAATGAGGTCATGGTTAAGTTGGTCTTGAATCTCAATCAACTTAGCTTCAATAGCCATGTTGGAGATGCCTTGCAAACTCTCAGCAAGAGAGAAGCTACCACCACCATTCTGACCAAGTGTAAGTTGCGAAGCCATCAAGCAAGTAATAATCTCTGAACGATAACGACCAATGATTTCACCAACGTCATAACTACGTTGACCATTGATACCAAGAAGTTGCAAATCTGCAATCATCTCTTCACCGTTATCATCTTTCAAGCTAGGGACAATCACACCACTTTGCTCTCCAATGTGGAGGTTGCGCATGATGTTCTTCCAATACTCAAAAGTCTCTTTATCAGAGTCACTAGCATCTTCTGCCATGTAGCGGGGATTCAATTTAAGAATCTTTAGGCCACGTACATCAGAAGCAACACCAGTACCTTCAAACTTCTCAAGCTCAGTCTTGTACTTCCATGCTTGCCAGCAAGAGGCAAGAGGGCTTTCACCAATCGGGGAATCTTTCAGGGGGTTGTTGCGGAAAAGAAGAAACTTCTCTCTGCGGATAAATTGTTCAATACCTTTATCTACAATGTCTACTTTGTTCTTACCAGCAGGGACATTAGGATACTGATACAGACCAGTCAGCTTACGGCCTTTATCATCCCAATCCCATGATTCAACGCTATCTTGTGTAACAGGGGGCATAGATGCCAACCCTACAAGACCATCGTCATACCTACTACCATTCTTCTTGTAGCGCTTGCGATACACTTTCTCGTGAGCTGCAAAACCGTAACGGTTGAAGCTAACTACTTGACGAATGAAGCTACCCCAACTATGATCCATATCGTTCATAACTTGACGAACGAAGTCTGCTTTATCCTTTAGTTCATCCTCATACCCTTCTGGGATACGAACATGCCAAGGGACACGAGCAATAGCCATCTCAACAAGGTTAAGAGCTGGGGCGATAGTGGCATCCTTTGCCATATTCTTATAAGTTTGAATGGCCTGAGGCCAGCGCAATTCATGTGCGCATTCTTCAAAGATATTACCACTAAAGACATTCAATCCGTTGTAACTAACTTGTCCCAATCGCATACGCGGAATGGGGTCATCCCCAGTAGTAAGAGCTGGGGATTCTTCTAGATTTGTTTCCGCCATGTCTCTTCCTATTTGTTAAGCGAATGGGTTACTTGTTTTTAAAACACTGTCTGCTGATTTTAGGCCAGCCATAAAATTATTGGGAATTTGACGAGCTGCTGCTGCTGCACCAAATGCGTCACTACAGGCGTCACAAAGATCATCGTGTCTTGACCCGCTACTGCGGCTGCCATCATAAGACTCAAGCTCTTTGTAGAAAAAGTTAAGATCATTGATGACATTATTCTCAAAGTCAGTACCACAGTTCTTCAATATCTGCATACCACCATTCATTACCATCGAAGAGAAGGGTTTGAATCTTTCTTCCTTTCTCCCAGAAGCTGCAAACTGTCTTACATAAAAA